GTACCCCAAGGGATTTTCGGACGCATGAGGCAAGCGCTAAAATCGTACGGCCGCAAAGCCCTGAACCCGCGCCCGAGATCCTCGGACGTTTATCAGTTTGCGGCCCCCACGCGCGGGCTGGTAACCAATCAGAACCTGTCGAAAGCCCCCAAGGAGGCGGCCCAGGTGCTCGAGAACTGGCTGCCGACGCAGACCGGTATCAAGCTGCGCGGCGGCGCTGCGCTGTTCGCGACGATCGGCACGGATCCGGTGACGGCAATGTGGGACTATGTGTCAGGCGGCGTCGAGAAACTGTTTGCGGCGGACGCGAGCAACATATTCAACATCACGACGCCCGCAGATGCAGAGGTCGCGCCGACGGCTGACATTACCGGACTGGCCGGCGGCGCGTGGACGTTCAAGCAATTCGAGACGAGCGGCGGCGACTATCTGGTCGGAGTCAACGGCGCCGATACGCCGCGCCAGTTCGACGGCAGCAGCTGGTCGAGCAGCACGATCTCGGGCAGTAGCCTGACGACGAGCAACCTGTCGCACGTCTGGGCGTTCAAGTCGCGGCTCTACTTTATTGAAAGCGGTACCATGAAATTCTGGTACCTGGGTGCGGGCGCAATCACGGGCACGGCGACGCCGTTCAGCCTGCAGGGCGTGTTCAGCAAGGGCGGTTCGCTGCTGTTTGGCGGCGCCTGGTCACTGGATGCCGGCGACGGTGTCGACGATCTCCTGGTGGTTGTCTCGACGCTTGGCGAGGTCGCGGTCTACCAGGGCACGGATCCGAGCAGCGATTTTCGCCTGGTCGGTCGCTACCAGATCGCCGAGCCGATGGGCAAGGACGCCCATTTGAATGTCGGCGCTGACCTGCTGATCCTGACGACTGAAGGCATTATCCCGATGAGCCAGGTGCTGCAAAAGGATCCTGCGGCGCTAAGCCTGTCAGCGGTGACATATATGGTCGAGCCAACCTGGAAACTGGCCGTACGCGATCGCGGCACATTGCCATGGACGATCACAAAATGGGATTTGCGAAATATGGTGATCGTCGGCATGCCGTCGCCTGGCGCTGGCGTTGACGAGCGGTCGCTCATTGCCAACGCCGAAACCGGCGCATGGACTGAATTCACCGGGACACCTTGGGATATACGGTGCCAGACTGTGCTCGAGAACGTGCACTATACCGGCGGCGCGACGGGCAAGGTCTATCAGACCGAGGTCGGTGGCAATGACGCGGGCAGCTCTTACACCTGCGTCTATGTCGGACACAATGATCATCTGAAACGTCGCGGTCCTATCAAGTCGATCTCTTTGGCCCGTGCAACGTTTAAGGCGACGCGGGCATTCATTTCGCGCGTGTCGGCATCTGTCGACTATGGCATCGCGCTGCCTGCAGCCCCCTCGAGCGTCACCGACTCAACTGAGGACTCATGGGATGAGGGCGACTGGGATACAGCAGTCTGGGACAGCAGCGGTACCGCGACGGTGACGAGCCGTTGGACGGCGATCTCGAAAGCCGGAATCGTTGCGGCGCCCCAGGTCCAGGTCACGTGCGGAATCACGCCGAAACCCGATGCGGAGCTCATGAGCATCGATTTCATGTTTGAGACGGGCGCGGTCGTCGTCTGATGCGCCTGCTTTACGGTGAAAGCGACGCGGTTGCACATTTTGTCGGCACCTTGATCGGCGAAGAATTCAAGCCCGGTGAATGCCAGGCGCTCGGTGTGCTCGACCGGCGCGGTCACCTGGTCGCTGGCTGGGTCTGGCACAATTACAGCCCCGAGACCGGCACGATCGAATTCTCTGGCGCCAGCGTTACGGCGAAGTGGATGACGCGCGAGATCCTGCACGAGATATTTGCTTACGCATTCGAGCATGCGGGCTGCCAGATGATTGTGACGCGCAACAGTGCCGAGAATACACGCCTGCACAGGCAGCTGACCCGGTTCGGTTTTGATCGGTTCGATATCCCGCGCCTGTTTGGTCGGGGCGAGGATGGCTGCGTGTTCACCATGACTGATGACCAATGGCGTGAGAGCGCGTTCTATTTAGGAGATCCGCATGGGCAAGAAATCTTCGCCTCCGAAACCGCCAGATCCGCAACAGCTCGCGAGCGCACAAACTGGCACTAATGTCGGCACGGCCATCGCAAATACAGCAATGGGCCAGGTCAACCAGGTGACGCCCGACGGCTCGCTGATGTATTCGCAATCGGGCACCTATAATTGGACCGATCCCTCGAGCGGCAAGACCTACAACCTGCCGCAATACACAGCGACGACGAGCCTGAGCCCGGAAGCGCAGGCGATCCGCGACGCAACCAATCGCGCCGACCTGTCGATGGCGACGCTCGGCGCAGATCAGGCCGATCGGGCCGGTGATCTGCTGTCAGCACCTTTTGATATTGGATCCCTGCCTGGTATGTCAGACCGCGCCGGCATGCAGCCTGCGCAATACGGTGACAGCCTGCAGGCGCCGCAATACTCGACCAACCCGACTGCACTGCCAGACCTGCAAAGCTACAATGGCAGCGCAGGCCTTTCGACCGGTTATCAAAACGATTTTGGTGCGCAGAAAAAGGAAGTCGTCGACGCTCTGATGGGCGGAATCAATGAGGGTCGCGACCGCGACATGGACAAGCTGCGCTCGCAGCTGACGTCGCAGGGCATCAATATCGGGACCGAGCAATACTCACGGGCGGTCGACGATTTCAACCGCTCGACCGATGCCGCCCGGACGCAGGCGCTGCTTGCCGGCGGACAGGAACAGTCGCGCCTGGCGGGCCTGACGCGCGACGAGGCCATGTTTGGCAACAATTCGCGCCAGACCGAATTCAGCAACCAGGCAGGTGCGACGGCGGCCAACAATCAAAACGCCGCTTCACTGTTTGGCATGGGCGAAGATCAACGCCGCTATGGCGACACGATCGAGGGCCAGAAATTCTCCGATCAGCAGCAGATTCAAGGACGCAGCGACGCGATCGCTGACAGTCAATTTACCCAAGGCCAGGTGCTCGCAGAGGGACAGGACCGCCAGCGCAGCCAGGCCATGCAGGAGGCGTTCGCCTCGCGCAACCAGCCGATCAACGAGATCACGGCGCTCCTGTCGGGCAGCCAGGTGCAGACACCGCAATTCGGGCTCGCCACGCCAGCGTCGATGCCGACGACCGACGTCGCGGGCATCACGCAGCAGGGCTATGCAAACAAGATGGCGCTTTATCAGCAGCAGCAGCAGCAGCAGCAGGCGCTCATGGGCGGCCTGTTCGGGCTCGGATCTTCGGCCCTGATGGGCGGCATGTTCGATGCAGGCGGCATGTTCGGCAAGAAAGGGTAAGTCATGGGCTACAACAGCTACCAGGGTTACGGCCCGCGCGCTGACATTGCCAACTTGCTGATGCAGCAGCAGGCAGCGCAGGCGAATGGATTGCCCGGCGCACCAGGCGCGGGCGCACCGATCGCGCCGCCTCAATACCAGCAGCCAGACCAGGGCGGCGGCATTCCGCAGATCGCGGGCGTACCAGGCCTTGCAGAGGCAGACCAATCGGCACGCAGCCAGCGAGAGATCGCCGAGCTTTTGACCGGCCGGGCCATGGGTCGCAACGCGACCTCGATCGGCACAGGCCTGGCGCAGCTCGGCGAGGCGTTCATTGCGCGCAAGTCGATGAACAAGGCCAACAGTGCAGACTCCGAAGCAGCGCGCCTGCGCTCGGAAATGGTCGCGAAGGCCATGGGCGGCGATATGTCAGCGCTGGGTCAGCTCGATCTCAATGCGGCGATCAGCCAGAAAAACAACAACCGCGACTTTACGCACCAGACCGCTCGGGAAGGTGTGGAGGATCAGCGCTATAAGCAGCAATGGGACAATACAGTCGACCGTCAGGGCGTCGAGGACGTTCGATATAATGACACGGTCGAGCGCGAGATCGCGCGGGCCCTGGTCGAGGATCAGCAATTTGCCGACGGCATGGGCTCGAAAGAAAATATGCACCAGAAAGAGATCGCTCTGGGCTATGCGGGATTGACCTCGAAAGCTGACATTGCGGCGGCTGAAGCGGCACGTGAGGTACCTAACAATCCGGCAGGACTCGACAAGGACCAGATCCGGCTCGAGCGCGAATTCTCAAAAGACTGGAAAACCGTCTATAATGATTATGCGGATATACAGCAGCAGATGGGGCGCGTCCGGGTCATGGGCGATCCAAATATTCCGGACAATGAGCGCGCCGCGGCGGATCTCGCGCTGGTTGTTGCGTTCACAAAGATGCTTGATCCCGGATCGGTCGCACGCGAGGGCGAAGTCGCATTGACTCAATCGGCTGCGTCACTGATGGGCCAGATTGGCACATGGCTGCCGAAGCTGCAGAACGGTAAAACGATTCTCCCGGACGAAACGCGCAAAGCGCTGGTTGCGGCGGCGGAAAGCATGATGCCGCTCTATGATGGCGCTTATGATAAGCTCGGCCAAAACTCTACAGACACGGCGACGCAATACGGTTTTGACCCTGGCCGCGTCTTGATGGGGTATCAATCGGCCGAGGAGCGCGCAGCCGGCGATCCCGGCGGTTTGCCGACACCGCAGTTCGGAATGGTTCGCAACGGTTACGAGTTCATGGGCGGCGACGAGCGCGATCAGAACAACTGGAAGCCCGTCGGCGGCGCGCCTCCTGGGATTGCGCCAAATGATACGCCTCGATGGGTCATTGGCGGCGAGCAGCCGAGCCGCACAGGACCGGCACCTACGCCGCCACGGGGAGGTAGCTGGTAGATGCCTATGCCCTGGGAAGAATACCAGCAGGCCAACCCCTCGCCAGCGTCGCCAGGGGATAAAAAGCCGTGGGAAGAATACCAGCAGATTTCAGTGCGGCCTAAAGAGTACAATCAATTGCAAAGTGCCGGTCAGGGCTTGCTGGCGGGTGAGGGCTGGGGATTTCAGGACGAGGCGGCCGGCGGCCGCGAGGTCATCCTTGATCGCCTGCCGGAATGGTCAAAGCCAGCAATTCGTAAAGTCATGGGCAGCGGGCCCAACCGTGTCGCGACTGGCGTGATGAATTCCGCGGTTGGAATGGTTGCTGAGCAATTGGCGCCCGAGGACTCGCGGATCGCAAAGACCTATACAAAAAACCGCGATGCCCAGCGCCTGGTCGATGACACCGCGCGTTACGATAACCCGGTGAGCTATGGTCTCGCCGAGTTTGCAGGCGCGGCGGCGTCGGGCCCGAGCTTTGTCGGTAGCGCGAAGGCGGCAGCGGCGGGCGCCAAGGCAGGCCAGACGGCTGTCAAGACGGGCCTGCGGGCAAAGGCCGGCGATGCTTTGAAGCAAGCGGGCAAGTACACGGTCGAGGGCGGTGCTTATGGCGCGACCTATGGTTTCGGCAACGCTGACGGCGACATAAACGACCGGCTCGGCGACGCAGCGCGGGGCGGCGGTATTGGCGCGGCGGGCGGTTTCGTGCTCGGACCTGCGGCTGAATACGTGATCGCACCGGTCGTCAAGGCGATTGGTTACAAGGCATTTACAAGCGCAGAAAACAAGGCGCTTGACATGGTGCTGCGCCGAGCCGAGCGATCGAAAACGTCGCTGGAAAAAGTGCGCGCTGATTTCGAGGCCTGGAATAAGACCGGCGAGGTTCCGGAAACGCTCGCAGAATTCATGGGCCCCAATGAGCGCGGCCTGTTGTCGGCGATGGTGACTGCAAACCGTGAAAGCGAGCACATGGCGCGCGGCGTCCTGCTCGAGCGCGGTAAAGACGAGGTCAACCGGCTCGAGGGCCGGTTCGGTGAGTCGATGGGCGCGACCCGCGGCGACCTGCGCGCAGCGAAGTCTGAGGCAGCCCGCGCACGCGCCGAGGATCCGGAGCCCTATTATGATTTCGCTCACTTCCACGAGCTCGAGGGCAGCAAATACC